CGCAAACCGTCCAACGCCCCTCGCTCATGCGGTCCGGCGCATGGGGAAACATGTCACGATAGGTCTCGTTGCTCTGGATGACCTTTTGGAGCGACTCCACCTCCTCTCGGTACTCCCGCACCGTAGCCGCCACCGCGCGCATACTGAGATTCTCGAAGTTGGTGTCGCCGGTGACGATGGCTTTGAATTTCTCATACGCGACCCCGGCATCGCTGGCTAGGTCTGACAGCCAAGTGGAGGCGTCGCTGATGGCCGGAGCCAGATTCAGCAGGGCGCGAGAGAGATTGGCGTCGAGCACCCTGGCCAAGGTATCCAGCTCATTGCGCGCATCTTCGGCGTTGCGAATCAGTTCCTCTTCCAGCACGATGCCCAGATCCCGCGCGCGCTGCATGGTCTCGCGCATCGCCTCAGAGCCGTTCTGCAACATCTGCAACAGCTTGACGCCCTCGGAGTCGAACAGCTTAAACGCCAAACGCACCCGGTCGGACTGGTTCTCGACACCTTTGAGCGCATCGGCGGCGTCGAGGAGAAGGTCTTCCGTATCACGGACATTGCCGCCAGCATCCCGGACCGAGATGCCTAACTCACGGAGCGCGGCTTTGGCTTCCCCGGTTCCCTGGGCGGCCTCGGCGGCGCGACGGCCAAAGCGTTGTAACGCCATTTCCAGAGTCTGCTGGGAGACGCCCGCCGAGTCGGCGGCATAGCGCAAAGCCTGGAGCGACTCCACGCCCACGCCGATACGGTCTGCGGTTTTGCCGATGGCGTCAGCGGCGGTGATGGCGCGATTGGCCAGGGCGGTGAGACCGCCCGCAGCGGTGAGTCCGGCGATAATGCCAGTAAGGCGGGAGATATTGGTATGCAGGGAGGTGGCGCGGCTGGTGAGGGATTCGAGACCACGGGAGGCGTCATTGCTGGAGGTGCGGATGCGCTTGAAGGAGCTTTCACCTCTGGCGCCGATGTCGGCCAGTTCGGCTTTGACCTTGCCGCCCTGCTCAACGGACAGGCGGATGCTGTAGCTGTGCTGGGTGCGGGTCACTTTTCTTCATACTTTCTCATCGTGTTACATTTGATATCGGCTAGGCAATCGCTTATGATGCTCCACACGACATAGCGGCATTAAAAAACGATCAAATGACCTAAACGGCAAACAGGGGGTTTCAATGTCTTACGATGATTATGACAACATGATCGAATGGACCTCTGCTCTAAGTGTCGGGAATGACACGATTGACTCTGAACATAAAATCCTAATGGATATGATCAATCGGCTGTATGCAGCGACCTTTCTCGATTCTTCTGATCAACTGGCTGAAACAATCGTCAATGAACTGATTGATTACACGCACACTCACTTCAACCATGAAGAGAGTTTTTTGAAAGAGAGCGGCTATAAAGACCTCGATCAGCATCGCGTTGTGCACAACGAGCTTTTGCGCCAGGTCATTGATTTTAAATTTGCCATAGTCGAAGGAAAGGCCAGAAACAGCGGTTCCAATCTTGAGCATTTCCTGCGGAACTGGATGGTTCAGCACATCCAGGGTAGAGATTTTGAATATGCCAAGACCCTTGGACTGAAAGAGTAAGAAAGCACTCAACATCAATCTTTTCCGAGATTTCCCCTCTGCTCATTTAGCAGCACAGGATCCTTCACGCATGCCCATCTCCGCCCAGGGCAGTAACTCCGCTGCCGTACCGTGCTCCAACTCCATGGCATCCGCCATCTGCAACGCCACGCTCATGTCGAGCCCAAGAACCTGCCCCGATGGCGCGACTCGCAACTGGCTCTGACAGGCGAGGATGACATCAAACACCTGCTGCTCCTCGATAGTTCGCGGCGCGTGCTCCCGGCTGGGGCAGAGCTTTCCGTTCAGTCCGGGCTGACCTCGGGCGCAGGGCTCGCCGCGATCAGCACACTCTCGGCAGTACCCTGGCCCTCCGCCGGGCTGGAAATGCCATCGGCAGAGGGCGCGGATCCGTTTTTTGCGGCATTGAGCATCACTTGGTGGAAGGTAAAGAGCTGATAGAACCGTTCACCCATGGGGTAGCGGTCCATCAATGCCATGACGTTCTGGCGATTGAGTGGTGCTTCACCGCCATTGTCATTACCGACGCCGCTCCACGCGGTGATGTGATTGGTCGCCAGTTCTTGGATCAGATAGGCGTGGAATAGCCCCTCGCGCTGCTCGCCTTCCTCGGCTTCGGGATACTCCCGCTCCAAACGTCGGCGTGCGGCGGTCTGACACAGCGACATGGCGGCGGTGGTGAGGGGTTTGACCGTCACCGTCACGCCGTAGGGCAGGTCCAAATCAAACGGCTCTTTGGGCTGAGAAAGGCTAATCACAGGTACACGCTCCCATCTTCGTCGTTGGTGAGGGTCACGGTGAGCATGCGCCCCGCCGTGGCGTTCTTTGCCCCTTGGAAATCGAAACTGGCCTGCACCCCGCCGGGGCCATCCACAGTGAGCTTGGGTTTGGGCAAATAGACCTCGTGGCAGTCGAATACCACGCTGTTGTCGGCGTCGATGGTATAGGCGAACTGTAGATCCACCGGCGTGCCGTTTGATGCCAGATCAACAAGCGTGGTGTCAGCAAAGCGCACATCGATCTTGCCGGTGAGCGCAGCGATGGTGGGATCGGCGCCATCGATGAGTCCGTCATTGCGGATGGTCTCGATCTTCTCCAGATTGTTGGAGTAGGTCAGCGAACCCGCCGTGAGATTGGCGATGAGCGTCCCGCTGCGCTTGATGCTGCCCTGGAACTGGCTGATACGGTTGAAGGTGAGCGTAGTAGGCGTGCCGCCTTGGGAGGTTCCGTTGCGGGTTTCGCCCTGGGCAATGACGCCCAGCGTTGCCGCCGCCGCGCCGGAGCGCTGAAACTCCAAGGCCAGGGTGTTGACCTTTACGCCCTGGTGCATGAAGAAAGAGGACGCCTGGGAGAGTCCCACCTCCACGCTGTAGCTGGGGATGGATGCGCCGCCAGAGTGAAACTCATGCGTATAAGGTCCCACGCCGGTAGTGACCGGATCGCCCAAAAGCGCCGTCAGCCAGAGGCCCAGATAGCGCACGTCCATGGGCACGACGATGTCGCCTTCGTCGTTGATGACATCCTGGAGCGGCGACAGAGGGTCACGTCCCTGACCCAGCACTGGATCGACAATCAGCCCCTGCTCGCTACTCAGGGTGCAGCGGTTGAAGGGCATCTGGATGTAGTCGCCCGTGGGGATGGAGCCGTAGCTGCCCTCCCGTTTAAGCAATAGGGTAGCGTTCGAGCCATAGCTGCGGGCCATGTCGAATCCTCTCGTCTATCGGGTTGTTATTCAGGAAATTGGAGAAGAAGTCTCGTAGTCGAGGGTCAGTTCGATGATGCCGCCCAGGAGAGGCGCGGCGCCCTCTTCGTGTTCCAACTGGATAGCCGGGCGACCATAGGTCATGCCGTATATCAGGCCGCCCAGAGTGGAATCGGCGTCCAACGCCTCTGCAACGGCCAACAGCAGTTCGTCGAACCTGCTCTGCCTTTGGGCTGCATCACCGTGCTGCACGATGATTTCTATCTCGACCTGATGCTGGTAGTAGCAGCCCCCTACCCCGCCCAGTGACAGATCGGGCTCACCAGGGTCGCCGTCGCGCAAGATGATCAGACCGTCTGCTGGAATGCGCGTGGGCAGCGCAGCATTGCGCAACACTGTGGCGCTGGGGATGGCTTTGAGCAGGGAGTGCAGCGCCTGGAGAATTCGCTCAGTTTTCGACGACATTTTCCCCTACCCGCACGCGTCAGTGATATACTGAATCTGGATCAGACCTTTGCCCAGCCAGGGGAGCCTCGGACACACACAGAAGGCCCCAGTGGACAACAAGAGCGTTGGCTTTCACCTTGGCTGGGCTCTCCTATCTCGATAACGCGCTATCTATCACGCTGGGCAAACGCCCCGCCCACTGCTGCGCCACCAGCTTTACATCCAGCCGCTTGCGCAGCCGCACCTGCGGGACCATCACGAACATCACCACCGTCGACACACCGGACTTCAAGCGCCCAGACTTTGTGTACATCCCGCCTTTCAGCTGTCGCCCCACCCTCCCCGTCTTGGCGCTGATGCGCACCCCATCCACGACCAATAGCGATGAGCGGCCTGGGCGATAGACGAACCGGAGCTTTCCAAATCTGGATTCTGGGAAGTTGCCCGGATGGATGCGTTTACGATCAACGCCACGCTTGGGCGCCTGCGGCGTGGGAATCGCCAACCAGCGGCTATTGCGCCCCCGAATCACCACGCCACGATCGAATGCGCTCACGATGTGTGGGGCCTTGGACCAAACCATGGAGGCGGCGTTGAGGCCTTGGTTGCGAAAAATGCGACTCCGCCAAGAGCGTGAGAGTCTCGCCCCCAGCCCGGCAGAGACTATTTGCTTAGCCAGATCCTGCTTCAACCCTTTGCCGGAGTCACGTACGCCATCGACTACGGCGCGATTGATCTCTCTTAGATCTCGCTCCATGTCCTGACGGATGGAGCCGAGAACGGTGGTGGCGAGCCTCATGAGATGAACGCCTCCAAGGTCCAGGTGAGCCGCTCAACGTCGCGCATCGGCGTTCCCTGAACTGTGTAGTTGATACCATTCAGGGTGATGACGTCTCCCGCCTCCGGGCTGGCGACATCGCTGGCGCGAATCTCAAACAGAGAGATCTCCGCCGCAATGCGCGTCTCCCCAAAGCCCACCACCTCGTCCGGACGCTTGGCCAGCACGGTGATGGTAGTGGCGGGATCACCATTGGCTGGGGTGTAAGTGGCGGCGACGCCGAAGGCATCGAATACGGCGTCCACCGACAGATTGAAAATGGACATGGCTCAGGCCGCCGTCACCTTCACCAACACCGCAGGTCGATGGCACATGGGCAGCGGGTTGGACTGGGTGTGCAGATCGGTCCCACGCTCAAACTTGCGCGGCTCCTGCTTGGCGTAGAGCGGCTGGCCCAGAGTATTGACCGACTCATTGAAGTCCGCCGGGGCGAAGTATGTGCAAAAGGTCTGGCTGGTCCCCACCGGAAAGGCGTGCCCCTCCCCATCAGCGATGAATCGGCGCACATTGCCGTCGGGGTCGGTGGCCTGACCTCGATACTCCTCAAAGGTCACGCCCGCGAAGGTGAAGCCGGAACGCATGTCGCTGCGCAGCGCCTCGCCCTGCTGCCAGCGCTCATAGGCCGCCTCCACCTTGGGGTGGCTGGTCAAAGCGTCGAAGAACTCGGCGGATACCAGCACATGCACGCCGGTCATGAACTCGCCCCGGAGATTATCCTCCAAGTGACGCTTGAGCTCCAGACACTTGGCTTTGACGTCGGTGGCATCCACATCCAGAGCGAAGTTGATGCTCTTAGCGGTGATGCCGAATTCGGTGTAGAGGTTGTAGATGACCGAGCCGTCGGCATCAAGGATCTCGCCCTTGAGGGCGCCCATGCGCAGATGCTCCAGGGTGATGGCGTGCTTATCGCGCATGGATTGCAGATGCATCGCCAGCACTTCGGAGAGCGCGGTCAGTTCTCCCTCGGAGCCGAAGGCGCGGATGCCCTGCACCTCTTCGGGGAGCACCACGTCATCATGGGGAATGTGCGGGATCACAAAGGAGCGCACGGCGCGCTTGCCGCGCTTACCCACCGTGCCCTGAGTCCCCACCGTAGCGGTGGGCAGCAGGGAGAGCACGCCGTTGCGCTCTTCAATGGCGATATTGCGCAGACGCACCGGCTTGGTGGGCATGAGGTTGATGGATTCCAACTTGCCGTAGCGGTTGGGCAGTATGTTGATTCCCGCCGTGAGCGCAATGGCGTTGAAGGCGTCATTGGAGAAGGGGTTGGCGGACAAAGCCATGGTTAGACTCCTTGGCGGACCAGAATGCCCGCTTTGATAAGTTGGCCGGTGGCGCTGGCTTTTTCGTTTTCCGTAATCCCGACAGGCCAGACCAGTGCGTGGTCCGCCACAATGGCGTGGCGCGCAATCAATAGTCCCTCGCCATCGGCGCCGGAGGGCGCAGCGTCCTGAATCATTACCCCGGCGGCGACTTCTGTGCCGTCAACGGCTGCGGGATCCAGGGCTTGGATGTTTCCCGTCGCGGACACCACCCCCACCACACTCCCCAAGGAGAGGGTCTGGCCATCGGTGACAGTAACGGTCTGTCGGCTGTAGAACTGGGGCGCTTCATACTTGAGCAGGTCGCCCAGATTGTTGCTTTCGGAAAGAGCAGGCATCATTCACCTCCCATGGCGTGACGTTTGGCGAGGCTCTGGCAGGAGGCCACTAGAGGGTTGTGAGTGAGGCTCTGGGCTGGATTGGCGTGAGTCCCGTCGCCTGGCATCACCTCAGAGTGGATTTCAGCGCCGCTCGACGCTGCTCGCTTGGCCAGCAACTCTTGGCGCACCTGATCAGCGGAGAAACCTTCGGCGATGTAGCCGCCCGCCAGATCGGGCAGGTCCGCCAGGGCGCAGAGGTCGACAATGACCTTGGCTTCGCCGCGCATCTGGGAGGCTTTCTCCTCTCGCGCCTGCTCCAGGTCGATGATGTTGTTGGGGTCGGTTTGCGCCTGCGGCGGCGAGTCTTCCGCCTTGTGCGTTTCATCAATGGGCATGTTGGCCTCCAATTTCTGAACAAAGGTGCGTTTTGGGGAATGGAGTAGCGCGGTGAGCCCGGCCAGGGCGTCGCGTATGGTTCCGACCTGGTCGGCCAGTCCGGCGGATACGGCGTTCTCGCCGAAGAAGAGTCCGGCCTCGGTGGCGCGTATGGCGGATTCCTGAACACCGCGTCCTTCAGCCACAGCGCCGACAAACTTGCCGTAGAGCCGGTCCACCTCCTGTTGCAGATGGCTCTTTGCCAAATCAGACAGCGGCGCGTGGCTGGAGAAGTCATTCTTGTGGGCCCCGGCAAACACCGTGGTGTAGGCGCGCCCCTCTTTGGCGTCTTTCTGTGATTCGTCCACATGCACAGCTATGACGCCGATGGAGCCGACGCCTGCTGTCTGCGGGACAATGATGCGATGCGCGCAGGAGGCGATGAGGTACGCAGCCGAAAAGGCGTCGTCGGCCAGCGCCCAGATGGGTTTCTCCTGACCAGCCTCACGGATCAGCGCAGCCAGGTCAAACACGCCACCCACCTCGCCGCCGGGAGAGTCGATATCCAGCAGAATCGCTTTCACCGCCGGATCCGTGGCGGCGTCGAGGATGCGCTCCTCGATGGCGGCGTAGGAGACCAGGCCCGAGGCGGCGTCAATGGCGCCCGCGCGTTTGACCAGCGTGCCGTCGATCGGAACGACGGCGATGCCATTGGGCGTGATCACCGTATTGGTCGCTCCATCCGACTCACCAAATCCAGTGGCCATGGTGGTTGGCTCGATGTCGATGCGCGGCCCCAGCACCGAGAGGATGGTCTCCAACCGCGCGCGGTCCACCATCAACGGCGCGCCCAGCACCCGAGCAGCCATGTGGGGCAATTGTCTGTTCATGGATAGATTCCTATACTGGTCGCCAACTTTTGAATGATGGCGACATGCAGCGTTTGGATTGTGTAAGTGTTCGGGGCGGATATTTTGAAAATCAGAAAGAGATTTGCGCCACTTCTGTTTGCCTTCTTCATGGCGCTGACCATGAGCTTCTTCATGTCGATGGTCTTGACGGCCATCAATATCGGTTTTGTGGAGAACTTCGTTGCGCTGTGGCTGCGCGCTTTTAGCGTTGCGTTTGTTGTGGCCTTTCCCCTGGCGATGATCGTAGCGCCAATCATCAGGCGTTTGGTGCAGCGTCTCACCGAGGACAGACTCTATTAATGCGACGCGTCCAACTTGGACACGTCTCAATTACTCTTCCAGGTCAACAAGTTCTGGGTCAGATTGCCCTGAATCCCGTGACACCCCAGAACGGGATGTGCGCCGCGCATCGGAGTCAAACACCAGTCCCAGCTCATCGGCGCGTTGGTTGTCCGCAGCGATCTCCCGGTCGATCTCCTCAATGTCGTAGCCGTAGGTGGAGACCGCTTCGGCGCGGCTCAGCAGACCAGCGCGGATCGCCCAGATGATGGCGTTGAACTCTTTTTGCGGGTCCACCCACTGCCAGCCCTGGGGAATCCACTTCACCGCCTGGTACTCCCGGCGGCGCTTGGGATAGTCAGGAAGCTGCAAAGCGCCGGACAACACCGCCTGATCCATCCATCGCTCCCAGATGGGGCGGCACATCTGGTGAATCAGCACCATGCGCTGGATCTGCTCCATGCGGCGACGAAACTCCACCATCCCCGCGCGAATGGAGGAGTAGTTTACGCCGGTCAGGTCGCCGGTGAGTTGCTCATAGGTCAGACCCAGCCCCACCGCAACGGCGCGCAACTGGGTGCGCATGAACTCGCCGTATTGACCTCCCACGTCAGCAGGGTCGGAGAACTTCACATCCTCGCCGGGCAACAGAACCTGCATGGTTCCCGGCGCCCAGGTGACCGGCGCCGCGCCCTCATCATCAGCTTCCAGCCCCTCCTCGCCCCCGACCCCCAGTTCGGGATCGGGCTTGGTGATGAATCCGGCGATGAGCGCGGCGGTCTTCTTTCTCACCAACTCGGCGTCGTCGTATTGATCCAACTCATGCAGACGCACCAGAGCCTGCGCCATCCACGGCTCGCCTCGAAGTTGGCCGGGACGCAGTGGTTTGAAGATGTGACACACCTCACTGGCTGGGACACGAGAGGCGTCCCCTGCTCTGGCATACAGCGGCATCTCGCCTGGGTGCTCGCGCAACAGGTGGTAGGCGACGCGGCGACCGATCTTGTCGAACTCAATGCCCGCGCGAACGCGGTGGCCGTTGGGGAAATCCCGCATATCGGCGCTGGGAAGGTGCTCGGGCTCCAAGACTTGGAGTTGCAACGGCACAATGAGGCCATCGCGCGCATCGCGATTGCGCAGGCGCACCAGCACCTCACCGCCTTCAATCATAGCGCGCGCCGCCAGCGCCTGGAGTCCGTAGAACCCCAGCATGCCGTGGGCGTCCGCCTCACGGGTCCAGGCCAGCCACAGGGATTGAATCTGCGCCTTGATCTGCGGGTCGCTCACCGTGGACTGCGGCTTGATGCCTGTGCCCACCAAATTGCCGACCAGGGAGTCCACGGCGTTGCTCGCCCAGGCGTTGCGCCGCACCAGGTCACGGGAGCGTGCGCGCATGAGCGAAGCGTCGCGGAACAGCAGCGCATTGGCCCCGGCGTCTCCCGGCTGCCAGTTGCCCAGCCTCCGGCCAGAGGCGGCGCCCTCGTATCCGGCCCTGCTCTTGGGGAACCCGCCAAACAAGCGTTTGAGCAGCCCCATCTACAGATCCTTCCGGCTGCGCACGCGCAGGTGACGGATTATGCGTTTGTCGCTGCTGCGCGCGATCTCACGATCGAGGATATCCAGGGCGCTCTGCACTTGAGTCAGATCGTACTGCACGGACTTGTCGCCATAGCTGACCCTGCTCTGCAGCGATTCAAGCTTTTCCAACAGCTTGTCCCGTCGCAGTTGCAACTCGGTGATGTCGGCCATGGACTCCTCCGGCGAGCAGGGGCAGAATCATTCCAACTCCCGATGACAGGGAGATCAATAAACACAGGGAGCAAGACAATGACGTCTATGAATCCACAGGCCATCTCTGGGATGGTCTCCGTCGTCGTGACCAAATCGAGAAGAACACCCCGCCAATCGTCAAATCCACCTACGCCCGGCTGGTTCAGAGCGGCTTCGATGACTCCGAGGCAAAGCGTCTCATGGCCACCGTGCTGATGCGCGAAGCAACCATGATGAGTGAGACCGGACGTCCCTATGATCCGTCGAGCTACGCGGCGCGACTCAGCCAATTGCCGCGCGTGACGCAGTAGCTCACATCCAACTGGAACGGATGACTCTGCGCTGGGGCTTGGCCCTGGCAATCACTGGCCCTGATGGCTTAAGCGCGTCTTTCAACGGAACCTCAGCGATTCGCTCGACCTCGTGATTGAGGCGGAACCCCATGGCAATGAGCCCCTGTAGAGCGGCCATGCCATAAACGCGGCAATCCAGCGCCTCGTTGCGATCGGAGTCGCGTTTCTTCCATTCGCGAATGGGGCGGCCCTTGTGGTAGCGCGTCACCACCGACTCTGCGGTGAGTTGCTTGAAGTAGTCGGCCTCCCGCCCCATGGGAAAGTGCAGATATCCGGGCCCCGCCTCCTCTATGCGCAGGCGCGAGAGAATCGCCTCCTTGCAGGCGTCTACGCCAACGATGAACAGCGGCACCTTGCCCTTGTTCCGGGTCGATGGCTTGCGCGGCCAGATTGGCACCCCCATGCCCCCTCGGCCCTTGATGGCCCAGACTCTCCGACCCTGACGTGAACGGCAGAAAGCGTAGGACTTAAGGGTGTGGTGACCACCCGTATCGATAGCGGCGGCGCGAATGGTTATGTCGGGCAACTGGCGGCTGTGAGGCAGAGGTCGGCGCAGCAGATTGTCCAGGTCCTCCCACACCGCTGGAGATGAGGGATCGCCCCACAGCACCCTGTAGTCGATGCTCCAGGACTCCTCGTCGCGTCCCCAGCCAACGATCTCCATCTCCAACCGGTCGTCCTGAACGTCGATCCCCGCGGTAAGCACCGCGACATCCGAAGGGATTAACTCACCCCAATCCTCACGGCGCGCCAGCAACCCTTCGCCATCGACCCGATCGGCGTCCTCCTCCCAGGTTTCGCCCAGTTTGGTGTTGACCCACACCTTCAGGCGAGAGGGGTCTTTATGGACCAACCCGTGTTCTGCTGCGATGTCCCCCCAAGAGGTCCATCCGTGGGGAGAATAGAGGCTGGAGAGGTGAAAGCCTGCGGTCCTTCCATTGCCTTCTGCTGCGGCGCGCCAGACGCCGTTCTCCAGCATCCACCCCTTTTGATAATCCTGAATCTCCGCCTGGCAGTGCGCGCACTCATAATGGGCATCGGCACGACGCCCCTTTGGCCACTTCACCTGCGCCCACGATAAAACCTGAAATCCCCCGCATGCTGGGCAAGGAACCCAGAACTGCCGCTGATCGCTCTCGGCGTAGGCCGCCTCGACTCTGCTAAAGCCTTTGATGGTCGGCGTGCTGGTGAGCAGCACCTTGCGGTTGGAGAAGTTGGCGGTGCGCTGAATCGCAAGCGCCACCGGATCTCCCTCCCCATCCGCATCGCCAGGAAAGCGATCCACCTCATCCATGAACAGATAGCGGATCGGCGCCGACGATAATCCCACTGCGCTATTGGCGCCCGTCATCAGCAGGATGCCGCCTGGGAACTCCTTGCTCAGCACCGTGTTGCCAGAGTCCCGGCTGCGCGCCGGTTTCACCTGTCAATGGCGCCCGAAAAATGCAGCACCATGGCGCCGCAATAATGCATCACTTGGGCATTGGTTGGGCGCGTAGCGCACAACGGGGTTTGCCGTTTTCCTTTGTCTTTAAAAAAACGAACAAAAACATCTTTTCAACACACTTGAGATTCAGAATGAGGGAGAGGCGGCAGACCTGTGGGAAACGTGTTTTCGTTTTCCACAGGGATAGCGGAGCGTCCGCCTCTCCCGGAGCCGCAAGTGGGCAGGATCGCCAGTTTCAGGAAGGGTCGGTTTTGCTATTTGAGCAGGAAGCTTTTGTTTCTGCAGCGCGCTTTTGCCGTTTGCTTTGATTCAGTCGATAGCTTTCGCCGTTCATCTCCAGGATGTGGACATGATGGGTCAACCGATCCAGCAGGGCGCCGGTGAGGCGCTCGGAGCCGAAGACCTCCGTCCACTCCTCGAACGGCAGGTTGCTGGTCACCATCACTGAACCCTGCTCATAGCGCTGGCTGATCACCTCAAAGAGCAGCTCAGCCCCCGTTTTGGAGAGTGGGACGAAGCCCAATTCGTCGATGATCAACAGCTTGTGTTTACTCAACTGACTCTGGAAACGCTGCAGCTGCTTTTCGTCGCGCGCCTCCATCAACTGGTGTACCAGCGACGCAGCAGTGGTGAAGCCAACCGCCAACCCCTGCTGACAGGCGGCCAGGCCCAATCCCAACGCAATATGGGTTTTCCCGGTTCCGCTGTTGCCCAAGGCGATGATATTGGCTCGGCGCTGAATGTATTCGCAACGCGCCAGCTCCATCACCAGAACCTTGTTCAATGAGGGCATGGCCAGGAAATCAAAGGAGTCCAGGCTCTTGATGGTGGGAAACCGGGCTTGTTTGATACGTCGCTCCACCATGCGCCGCTCCCGCTCAATCAACTCCAGTTCGCTCAGTCGCAGCAGGTATCGGCTATGATCAACGCCTTCCGCCGCGCACTGTTTGGCGATCTTTTCATATTCTCGATAAAATGTGGGCAGTTTGAGCGCTTTGAGGTGGTGCGCCAGGAGGATCTGCGGAGAGTCGTTCATCGCTGCTCTCCTGACGTCAACGCGGCGTAATCCCTGGCGGATGTACGCGCCACATGCACTTCGGGCAAAAAGGGATATCGGGACAGATCCAAACGGAGCGGACGTTGTTCAATGTGCCGGATCAGCAGATGTTTGACCGCCTCAAAGCCAATGGCGCCCAACTTCAACGCCTGTTGCACGGCAAAATGGACCTGTTCAAAGGAGAACGTCTCCAATAGGCGCAGAACCTGAATATATTCCCGCTTGCCCTTTTTACCCAGGCGGGACTCCATCAGACGGCGCAAGGTGGCGAACTCATCTGGCAGTTCCCATCCTTGCAACGGGGCGGCTTGATCCAGCGCCCTGGGTTTCTCCTCCAGCAGCGCCAGATAGTGCAAGGGGTCATAGATGGCGTCCTCACGCGCATAGGAGCGTGGATGCCGGGCAATCACCTCAGCGCCACAGGCGATCACCACTTCGTGGATGTAGCCCCGCACCTGCACATCGTGAAAGCCATAACGCACCGGAACCGAATAGTCATTGGTTCGATAGCGCACCAGCGCCTGGGATGTGACCTTGGCGCTCACCTTCTCGCAAGCGTCGTAGGGAATTGGCGGCAGCGGCAGGAACGCCGCCTGGTCTGTGGAAAATCGTTCTCCGATACTCCGCTGACAGCCTCGCAATGTCTGTTGACGACGCTCCAGGCATTTCTGGCGCAGGTGAGCGTTGAGCGCATCAAACGATTCAAAGCGGGGAGCCGGGACCATGAAGTTGCGTCGGGCGTAGCCGACCAGCCCCTCGACCTTGCCTTTGTCGTTACCTCGCGCCGGGCGGCCAAAGCGGCTATCGAACAGGTAATGGGATTGCAGCCGGATCATCTCTTCGGTCAGATCTCGGCGACCATCCCGGTAAACTTTGACCACGGCGATGCTGGTGTTGTCGTACAGAATGCTTTGGGGAACGCCGCCGAAGTGATCACAGGCGGCGTTATGCCCCGCACAAAACGCTTCCGTGGTTTCCGCGGGGAAGCCCATAACGAAGCTGTCGTCGCTGTAGGGCAGACTCATACAGAAAAAGTGGATCTTGCGCTCCACGCCGCCGATCACGCCGTGCGTTTGCCCAAAGTCCACCTGGGCGTGTCCGGGCGCATGGCTGAGGGGAACAAACTTCTCTTTCAGATGCAGACGCTTGCCGCGCACATACTCCTTGACCGCGCCATATTTCCCGTCGTAGCCGTATTCATCGCGCAGCCGTTCATATATCCGCTGCGCGGTGTGGCGCTCCTTCTTGATCTTCTCCAGATCGTTCTTGAGAATCTGATCTATGAACCCGGTGAACGGCCCCAGTTTGGGCAATCTGACCGGCTTGCTCCGCTGGTAGCCTGGCGGCTCAGGGTTCTCCATCATTTTGCGCACCGTGCGCGGATCCAGCTCAAAAGTCTCCGCCGCCTTGCGCTTGCTCATCCCGCCTCTGGTTACCGCCAAACGCACTTCTCTGTACATGCTCACTGAATACATCCTCCCACCCCCTGACCCGGAAACTCTATGACTGAGTTTTCTGAGTTAGAGAGCTTTTTCTGGTGTGGGATTTTTGGACCGCCATTTTTGGACGATCCAAGCTGTTTCAGTGATGCATTTTTACGGCGCCATTCTCATTCACCCGCTCGCGAATCTCCTCGCTGGATTCGATCAGTGGCCCCACGCGCTGCTTGGAGTAGCGCTTGGCCATCTCCACCGTGGGCTGCACCATCAGCATCGGGCCCGGCGCATGGTGGATCACATACCCCACCCAATTCAGCCCGCACTCCGTTTTCCCCAGCTGGCTGCCGAACATCGCCACCACCCGCTCAATCGGGGAGCTGGGCGAGAGGCAATCCATGATCTCCTTCAAGTAGGGCGTGCGATCGGTTCGCCAAGGACCAGGTTCGCCCGAGGCCACCGACGAGAGCATGCGGTGTTCATCAGCCCATTCAGAGACCGTCAGACGCGGGTCTGGCATCAGCCCCTGGAGGAACGCATCCTCATAGATCTGAGCCGCTGACAGAGCCATCTTATTTATTGAATTTGCATCGGTTTTGACTGGATGAGCGCTTTGCTTGTATGGCTACATGGAGTCACGCCAACAACGCATCCAGGAGATTGAAAATGAACAGAAAACCAACCACAGAACAGCAGCTGGAAGCCTTCGCCAAAGAGCTCGCAGAACTGACCCGCAAGCACGGCGTTGCCCTGCGCGTCACCGGCGGCGTGATCATCGACAAGCCGGAGGCTTTCGAAGGGCTCGAATACTTCACCGGCAACGAAGGGGACCTGCTTCCCCGCATCGGCAGCGATTGGATTTGAAGGAGATGACCATGAACAAAATGACCAGCCCCCAACTCACCGTCCTCGTCAACGCCGCACTGCGCGAAGATGGCGCGGTCCACCCCCTGCCCAGCCGTATGAAGGGCGGCGCAGCGATCAAGATCGTGAACGCCTTGGCCAAGCACGGCGTCATCACACAGGAGGATGGCGGGCAATGGCGACTCAACGCTGTGGGCTACGCAGCCATCGGCGAAACACCTCCGGAGCGACTCCTGGCCAAAGCTGAAAGCAAGGAGCCTGCGGAGACGAAGCCAGAGTCACAGGATGCGCTCTTTGAGGAGATCGCCTCTAAACACCTGGACATCGACACGCTGGAGACACGCCACTCCGATGGACTCGACTTTCATGAAACCAGCGTCTGGGCCATCAAGAGCGCCCTGGATGCCGCCTACCAAGCGGGAATGTCCGCCGCCAAACAGCGCAGCGGTAAGCGCGGACCGCGCTCCGACTCCAAGCAAGCCAAGTCGATCGAACTGATGAAACGCCCTGAGGGCGCCACCATTGAGCAGATTGCCGAGGTGACTGGATGGTCGGCCAGCACGATCAGAGGCTTCATCTCCGGCTCCCTGCGCAAACGCCTTGGACTCAACGTCACCAGCGAGCGCGTCACCGATGAGCAAGGGAAACGGACGATCTACCGCATCGTTGAAGACTGACCCTTCCACGCACCTAAAAGCAGACAACCCGGCCAATTGACCGGGTTGCTCTGGTCGTGCTCCAGCCGCTCACTGCACCTTCAGAGTATTGCTCGGATGGACTTCCACCCCATCGGTTGACAGGTTGTCCAACTTCACACATCTCAAAGAACTACTACAAATTCCGGGCTATCCTGTTTTTAGCCTCATGGACGTCAACAAGAGCAACCCTTATGATTCCGACCATGCGTCAACCTGCTCTATGATTTAATGAGGCCCTTTATGGCATCCCCCAAACGAACCAGGATCTATAAGATTAAAATTACCCTCACCGGAATCAAGCCGCCGATCTGGAGAAGAATTTTGGTGCCAGATGATTCAACGCTCGAAGATCTCCACCACCTCATTCAGATTTCCATGGGATGGGAAAACTCCCACCTCCATGAATTCGAGGTAGGCGATACTGTGTACAGCGGTTCCAACTCTTTTGACGATGATCTTTATTTGGAAGACAGGAAAGTCCTACCTGAATGGAACATAATGCTGCGGACCATCTACGGCAAAGGCATTCGGTATTGCTCTTATGTTTATGACTTTGGTGACAATTGGCTTCATAAAATTGAAATCGAAGGTTCAGAGGCGATTGATCCAAATTCACGATACCCTCACTTGGTGACTGGCAAACGAAGATGCCCCCCGGAAGACGTTGGCGGAATTCTGGGATATCATGGATTTCTTGAAGCAATTAAAGATATCAACCATCCAGAGCATGGCGCGTGGATGGAGTGGTCTGATGGACAGTTTGATCCCGAAGAGTTTGATCGAGATGCCATCAACTCCAGTCTGGCCCTTTGGTATGACCAGTTCTCAGAAAGGAACAGCTAATCAAGCTCGATTCCCCGCTCCGCCGCCACTTCGGCGAAACTCTTCCCGCCAGACCCGTCCAGATAGCCGGTCTTGCCCGTGGCCTGTATGAAGCGCTGCACCGCCACATCGCAATATTGCCCGCTGATCTCCATGGCGAACACACGCCGCCCGGTCATCTCCCCGGCCATGATCTGCGAGCCGCTGCCGGAGAATGGCTCATAGCACAGCCCGCCTTTCTCCGCATGCTGACGCATAGGGATGGCAAAGCAATCGAGAGGCTTCGGCGTCGGATGATCTGGACGCTCATCGCCGGTGAGGCCATGGATGTCCCACACCGTAGAAAGATACTCCGCGCCATCAACCTTCGGCGGCATGTTGCCCTTGATCCACCCCATGAGGCATGGCTCGTGTTTCCACAGATACTTCGAGCGGGTGAGTACGCCTTTCTCCTTATTCCAGATGATCTGCTGGTGCTGAAACGCGCCCATCTTCTCCCACACCGCCTCCAGCATCGCCTGGCGCTTGGATGCGTGCCAGCAGTACCAAGCGGCGTTGGGCTCGATGGCGTGGTCGATGGCGGCGCGGATGAAGCCCTCGTAGAGCTCCGGGCCCTGGGAGGAGTCGTCCCAGGTCACGCCGTAACTGGCTGACCAATCCTTGTTGCCGTCCGTGCCGCTGGTCTCTCCTTTGGCGACCTTGGCTTTGCGCGCGCTGTTCTGCGGGTGGTTGGTGCCGTCGTAGTCGACCAAGTAGGGCGGATCGGTGGCGAATAGAATCGCGCGCTCGCCGTTCATCAACCGAATCACATCATCAGCGTTGAGGCTGCTGCCGCACAACAGGCGATGGTCGCCAAGAATCCACAAATCGCCTGGGCGCGACACCGGATTGGCGGGCGGCTCGGGAATGACATCGTTATCGGCGACTGCGGCGCCACCGCCCTCCCCGTCGAACTCATCACCATCAAAGCTGTCCAGCAGATCTTCCATCTCCTCATCGCTAAAGCCCATGAGGGAGAGATCGAATTCGTCCTCCTTCAGGCGCGCCAACTCAGCGGCCAATACCGACTCATCCCAGCCGCCATCGAGAGCCAATCGATTGTCCGCCAGGATGTAGGCGCGACGCTGCGCATCAGACAGGTGGTCCAGAACCACCACCGGCACCTGCTCCAAGCCAATACGCTGCGCGGCGGAGAGGCGACAATGCCCGGCAATAATGCCATCCTTGGCGTCCACCAGAATCGGATTGGTGAATCCAAACTCCACCATTGACGCGGCGACCTTGGCGATCTGCTCATCGCTGTGGGTGCGCGCATTGGCGGCGTAGGGCGTCAGCCGCTCCGTAGGCCACAGCTCGATCCTCTCGGCCATGGCGGGAATCTGGTTCATCCTTTGAGCTCCTCAAGCGCTTTGCGCAGTTCCAATTCCAGCCGCTCCTCAATGACGGCGGCTTCGGTTTCCGAGGCCAGCACCGAGGCGAGCCGGTGCGGGATATTAAACAACCGGTCCCGAACCCGCCGCGCCATATTGAAGGCGCTCACCCGCACTTCGTCGGCGCTGATGAGTTGCTCAGAGCGCTCTTCAAAGTCCAATTTCACCAAACGCGCGGCGTAGGCCTCACGAATGGCGCGACTGGTCTGGTAGTCTGGGGCACCCTGTTTGGGCTGGTTCGCAGATGGCGAAATAGGCGCGAACCTTTGGGGTGGGTTCGCTGGGGCAGTGGTGCGCTGTTGCGCCTGGTTGGTGTTGCGCTCCCACTCCGCATCCGCCTTGACCGGATCAATGCTCCCGTCCGGCTCCTTGCTGATGCGTCCAGCCTTGATGGCCTTGCGCACGGCGGTTTCTGATACCCCGCGATGGCGGGCGTAGCCACGATTGGACAATCCCATCGCGATTCATCGAACCCTCGATCTTTGCAGTGAAAATGGCGCGAACTTGCGCACCGGAGCGAACCCGTTTTTAGCTCTGTCGCTAGAAAAGTCTCGGGCTGTCGCGCTACCCACTTACATATCAGTGACTTAGGAACCAGCCAATTTAGTTTCTATAACCTTTTTCTTTCAGATGGTTACCGTATTTCCGTCGCAAACTCTCGGTCTGCCGCTTGCCCACTGTCTCTTCAGTTCAAACTCTGCGCCCATTCCCTGAATGCACCTGATGTCGGAACTGGCCACGTCATTCACGGTCATAGTCATTCCAATTTCAAAAATGGAGAACAATGTGGCCGACTTTTCAACGCATCCAATGGTCTACTTCGTGCGCTTTCTATTGCGCCTGCCTGTCAAACTCGTCGCCTTGCTGGGGAGGAAACTGACCCAATCATGCGACAGTCTTTGAAACAGACAAGAATCTTGATCACACTCCGATTGCGATTGAAAGAAGCTGCGCCGTGGCATACGCTGGAATCAATCCCTGCGGCGTTCGTGAGGCAATGTTCCCCTGGCCCAACTCGTTGGTGATTGGAACTGGGACTCTCACGTTGAACGCCCCCTCGCCTGGGTGGGAAGTCTTTCTCCAGATGGCGAGGGGCTTTCACACCAGATCCACCTGTTTATCCGTGGACCTTGTGGTTCCGTGCCCACGACGCCTGCGGGGATATATTCACTACGGCTTGTTAATCCAAGGCACCGCCATGAACGCCGCGATGAGCGCCAGCAGCGCCAGGATCTGACGGAATAGCTTGTAGCCGCCTACCAGACGCTGCTCTGCGGCGTCCAGCCGGTCCAGCGTCGCTTCCATGCGGTCAAACTTCTGCTGGCCGATGGCGAGGCGTTGGTTGATGTGTTTGAGTTCGTTGGCCAGCGTAGCCATCTCCGCCGAGTACGGGCACTCTTTCTCGCAGTTGCCGCTCATTTCGCCCTCCCGGTTTGTTTCTCCCAGGTCCGCAGACCCGCCAAGCCCAGCATGGCCACCACCAACTCCTGCATGAAGTTCAGCGGCAGTTGAGGGCCGGGCTGCCCCGTCACCCACTGGATGATGGGATTGATCACGTAGGCGAAGGAGAGTCCGACGCCACACACCCATCCCAGAAACGGGCGCCAGCCCGCCACAAAGGTGGAGCGGTGCGACGCTTCGATTTTGTTCAGTTCAACCTGCAACGCCGCCGGTTGCTGCGCCAGGCGGGTGAGCAGCGCCTGCTTGTCCAAGCGCTCTTCGTCGGAGGTGAACAGGCCATCCAGGGCCTTGCCCACCGCCTCAATGGGCTGCGCCGCCGCCCCGCCAATGATCTTCTCCAAGATGCCCATCAGAGCACGCCCGTGATGAACAGCGGCATGATGGCGGCAAACGCGATGAACAACGAGCCGAACAACCCGATGATGATGTCCGCCCATTTGGGATCGTTCATTTCGGGTAGCTCCAGATGGTCGGGCGCGGTTGGTTGGCGGCGCGGGGCAGCGCGTCGAGGTGGATGAAACGGCTACGATGGGGACCGTGCTGCTTGACGCCGACGCCGCTCATGCCCGCCGCTTTGGCCAGATCGATGAGGTCGTAGGCGTCTTGGCCGCTCACCAACACATCTACCGCCGCGCCAGACGTATGCGGGCCATTGGAGCCGGTAACTGAGATGGCGGCGTTATGCTCTGGACAACGATAGCCGGAGGTGACCGGCATAGGGCGCCCGAACACTTCACGCAAACTCTCCAGCTTGTGCATGAAATCTGCCTGCATCTCCATGCGGCCACAGCCGCAGCGGCAGGTCAATTCGGCGTTGGTGAAATGGGGCCAGGGCGTGTCGCTCATCATGTCTTCCAAAAAATTAACCCGCCACCAAGTTTCCTCGGGGCGGGCCCATGCAAGTTGCCGTGTCGCCCAGATGCTTTTTCTCCGAGCTTGACCACGAGTATGCCCAATTCCGGGCAAGATGCCCAGATGCTAAAATGCCTAGGCAACTTTTTGATTTAGCCGCGCTGCAATGGTGGCTACGGCGAGCAGATATCGCTGCCGGGCTGTCTCACGACACACCCCCAACTGGGCCATAATGCGCTTCCACTGCAAGCGCTCTGCACGCGCCCACACCAACCGCATCTGCTCAGGCTCCAGCCAACGCAGCCACTCCATGCACTCATCCATGCGATCAATGGCGTCTGGCGTGGGCGGTCCGAGACGCGTGCGCGCTTTATCCCAACCGTAGGCGTTCCAAAAATCATGAATCACCTGAGGCCAACTGGCTTTCAAATCCCTGGGGCCCTCCTTCGGCAGGCGCTGCAACGTGCTGGCCGCCTCCTCCAGTCTGTCGACCACCATCTGCGCGCTCCAGAATTGCTGGTCAGCCATGTTCCACCTCCTGGGCGATGACCCAATGCAGCAACGCCAGAGCATCGGCCTCGTTATCATCCGCCGGGGTATGCCCCAGCCGCTTCATGGCGTGGATCACCTGCGCCTTGGAGGCGTTGCCCTTGCCGGTGGCGTGTTTTTTTATCGTGCCCACCGGTACGCCCTGGTAAGCCACGCCGTTGGCCTCAGACCACGCCGTCAGATGCGCCAGAAAGCCGCCGTAGACCTGACATGCCAGCGTGCCGATGTGTCGTCTCACCTCCTCGAAGTAGACCCGCTCCAGCGGCGCGGCAAATCCCGCCACCTCGTCGAGCCAGTGTTTAAACCGCAGCCACGCCATACCGCCGCCCTCAAACCGTCCCGGCTTGAAAGTGACCGTGCCGCTGGTGATGGTCCCATCGGGTTGCCTGAGCGCCCAACCGGTTTGCCCGCCCAAATCCAACGCCAACACGCTGGTGGGTTGGGGCGCCTCGGTTTCCTGCTGGGGGTTGTTGGGGGCGCACTGATGCGCTATCCGGGTTACAGCCATCGTCCTCACTCCTTCGGTGAAGTTGGAGAGGGCGGCGGCGTGGGAGGGCTGTCCCGGACCGGCGCTCTAAAGCGGGTTTTTGCTCCATTCCAAGCCATCAAACCCCGTCAAATGACGGGTTAGGCTTCTTAACTACATGTATTAAATAACTAAAAAAAGTACATCAACATATCATGCCTATAAAGAGAGAACCCTATATAAAGATATAATAAATAAACATATTTTCTGTTAACTTTTTATTTTTTCTTTTTAAGGCGTGATTCTTTGACAGAACCAAGTAATAGCCTGAATTATATTGATAAAACTCCACCAAGCCCGTCAATTTAGCACTTTTGACGGGCTTGGTGGTTGGTTTTGGTCAAGCCGCCTTGTAAACCATACCAGGCTGTGTCCGCGTCGGTTTCACGTCGGCCACAATCTGCCCGCCCTCCAACAGCGCCTGGACAATCTCTCTGCGTTCGCGCTCGTTCAAAAACTGCGTTTTGCGGGTCAGCCTGTTCCTGGGAATGCCCTGCCGTCCAGCGGCGCGAATGATCGTGAGCACCCGTTTGTGATTCTGTTCGGTCTGGTTGTCCGCCAGGTGCTGCTCCACATCTTCGATCAGCCTGTTCACCGCATACCCCACCAGAGCACTGGCCCAAACGGCGTCCTCCTGGCGAATGAGCGGCGCATGCGGGTTTGCCGACACCCCTCTCACCAGCGCGATTTTGGATGCATTCTCCCACACCCGCGCGAGAATCGAGGACCATTGCGTCGACCGGCATGTTTTAAGTTTACTCATGACTTGACAGCTGAGTTCATCAAATACCGTCCTGGCTCCCTGCTCCATCGGCACAATCATGGGCTCGACAGAGGTCTCCGGCGTCGCCGTCACGCCTGACAGGTTTCCGCCGCCAGAACTGCCGCCATTGGCGATTGCCGTCACCGCCTGAAGCAGATGGTCGGGAATCGGACGTATGACGTTGGCGCCGACAGGATCAGGATAGTCGTCTCGGGTTTTGAGCATGACAAACCGCGCCAGCGAGCCATCCGCCACATTCGCACTCCGCAACGCCGACCAAAACAGCACCGGTGTTGTTGTCCCGTAGACGCACAAGCAGGGCTGGTTGATATCCTTGCGCCCGCTCTTGTCTTTGACCGCATATTCAGGCCCCAGGAATGTCGTTGACGCCGAGGAGTACAACTCGGTCATAAGGTCCAGGATGTCCGTGATATGCCGAGGACTGCGGCGACGGTCGGCGGCGGCCTGGAGGAACATTCCAAACTCGTCCTGCTGGAACAGAATGGCGGGATGCTCATACACCGCCCGGAGTAAACCGGCTCCGGAGGCGATCCGATTGCCGCCCAGATAGGACTGATGCCCTGTCCGCATGAACAACTCGGTGATGACCTCCCGGCTATGATTCTTGCCAGACCCACTATCCGCGATGCCGACGATGTAGAGATTGGATCGGAGGTTCGTTTCCGTGCGATATCGCCGCCCCATGAGCGCGCCCAGAGCACACAGAGCGTTGCCGACAGCCAGAATTGGCTGCGGCCTGGTTGCCGTGGAGATCATGTGTTCCACCAACGCGCCCAGCACCCCATCCACATCCAGCGGATCCCACTCCGGCCCGTCGATGAAGGGCAGTTTCTCCTCACTCGGAGGGACGTCGGCAACGGCGTTCTCTTGGACCCTGCTCAGCAGCCCCTGCGCAGGGTGTGGGCCCTGTGGCGTCACATTGACCGGATTAAGCGTGATCGACGCCTCTGGCTGCCAGCCACGTTGTTGCGCCAGATGGTAGAGCGTCCCCGCGCCGATGATGGTCGGTTTAAAACTCGACCACGATTGTGTTGTGGTGGCGGGATTGTTTTTGCCCGCGCATGCTGACCACTCGGCGAAGAGAGCCGCCCCCGCCTCGCCCAGTGCGCCCTTGATGGCCATGCCGATGCGCACCCAGTCATCATAGGGCAGATCCGCATTCACGATGTAGCGCAGCGCGTCTGAAACCGCCTCAAACGTGCCCTGCTGACCGCTGTGCGACACACCATGCGAATCCATCAAAATCGGCGTTGACGAATCTCTATGTTTCTCCAGTCGATTTGGCCGCATCTCTTGGGGCAAAATGTTTAGCGCCTCCTCTACAAAATCGTGCGTTTGCTGTTGGCTGATTGTTGGCAAGTCATCTACACGCTGATCCACCAACGATGCGTTTGGCCAATGGTACGGCTGGCCCGTATCCGGATGAATAGCGTAGGCAACGAACTGCTGCCCCAGGCAGAGCACCTCCAGCGGATGCTGTTTGATGCCAGAAAATGGCTCCGCTGTGCGGTAGACCAGCAACCGTTTGGGCGCATGACCGATACGCACGGCTGGGGTGTCTCCGAGTCGCTCTCTGGCCAGATCCTCCACTTGCTGGGCGATGATCGCGTCGCTCACATCGATGTCGATGGCGGCCACATTACCGCACGCCACGCCGATGCCCGCGTCGGGCCACTGCCGCCAGATGGACAGCTCATTGAGCGTCGTGGCGCGCTCAGCGTGTTTGTTCCACCCCTTGTAGGGACGCCATGCGCCCCGCTGATACGCGCCCGGATATTTCTTCCCCGGCGCAATAGGCAGAATCGAAAAACCTCCGGCGATCAATCTCTCGCCATATTTGTCCATGAAATTATGCACCATTTTTCTCCTTCTCAAAACGGCGTATCATTGAGTTTCGCCGATTCATCCTGGCGCGCGCGTTCGTCGAGATAGCCGGTCACCGCCACCTCGACCAGAGTCAGAAACTCAACCAGCGTAAACGCGCGCAGGTCGCTCTTGCCGATGCTCTCCACATACTCGCCAACCATCTGACCGGCGTAGCGGAATGCGACCTCATCACGCGGCGTTGGATCGATCATCACGCGCCTCCTTTTGCTCTGGTTGGTCGAAACGGGCGCCGACCACCTCCACGAACTTGTCTTTGCGCCGCAGTTGAATGCGCGTGGGCAGGCGCAGGCTGTTGACCATTTCGAGCGCCTCATCCACCGTATGCGGCATGGGCGTTCCCGCTGGCGCGCGCTGCGACCACCACCGCGCTGCCTGCCGCTTGGGAAAGCCGCTGTGCTCAAAGCAGACCCATTCGCGATGCCAGTTGAAGCCGCACAGATACTCCACCCGCAGGGAGGGCGGCTTGCCCTCCTTCTGGTGCTTGCCATAGGTCACATCGTAGACCCGCGTCCACTCCGTCTGCGGTTTGGTCGTTGAGAGAATCTCCCGCGTGGTTGCGGTGGCGTCGATTTTGATTTCCGACGGCGGAAACTGGTAATCGCACTCGATGCAGTGGCGAACCGCCGCATGGTTGATGGTCTGGCACTGGGGGCACACCTTGACCGGCGCATCGCCTCCGCCCGCATCCTGCTTGCCCTTGGGCTTGACCAGGTCAATGGGGCCGTGCCGCGCCACATTGCCGGCAAAATCCAGCACCAGGCAGTTCTCCTTGCCGGGAAACAGCCGCGTGCCGCGCCCGGCGATCTGCACATACAGGCCGGTGGATTTGGTCGGTCGCAACATCGCAATGAGATCCACTGAGGGCGCGTTGAAACCGGTGGTGAGCACGTTCATGGCCGCCAGCGCGCGAATCTCGCGCTGTTTGAAGCGGGCGATGATGTCATCACGGGTCTCTTTAGGCGTGTCGCCAAAGATGCACTCACAGGATATCTCCCTACCCTGCAACGCATCGCGCACATGCTCGGCGTGGGCGACGCCAGAGCAGAACAACAGCCACGACTGCCGATCCTGGCCATGGGCGATCACCTCCCCAATCGCCGCCTGGGTGATGGGATCCTGGTCCACTGCCGCTTCCAGCTGGGAAGCGATATACTCGCCGCCGCGCGTACCGACGCCGGTGACATCCAGTTGGGTTTCGGTCTGTTTGCTAATGAGGGGGCAGAGAAAGCCATCATCGATCAGCTCTCGCACTGAAACCTCATAGGCGATATCGTCGAACAGGGCCTCCTTGCCCTTGTGCAACTGGCCGGAGTCCAAGCGATACGGCGTAGCGGTAAAACCGATAATCTTCAGCTGCGGGTTGATTGCGGTCAGATCATCGAGAAACCGCCGGTACATGGTGTTGGCCTTGCGCGGGATCAGATGCGCCTCGTCCACCAGCACCAGGTCGCACTGCTGGATGTCGTAGGCGCGCTTATGGACGGATTGGATGCCGCAGAACAGCACCTGCGACTCGGTATCCCGCGCTTTGAGCCCGGCGCTGTGAATGCCTGCGGGAGCCTCAGGCCAGACGCCGAGCAATTCGGCGTGATTCTGGCTGATCAACTCACGCACATGGGTGACCACCAAAATGCGGGTGGAGGGGTAGTAGCCGAGCGCCTCCTGAATGAACTTGGCCATCACCAGAGATTTGCCTCCGGCGGTGGGGATCACCACCAGGGGGTGACCCGACTTCTCCTCGAAATAGGCGTAGATGGCGTCGATCGCCTCACGCTGGTAGGGTCTGAGGGTCAGCATGATGCGCCTCCTGTCATGGATTGGAGGCATTCACGCAAAACTTCTACGGGGTAACTGTTGACCGCTCCCCAGCGCTCATCGGGAACCCGACCCATCCGAATTTCCAGATCTTTACAGAGTTTTGTTGCCTTGAGACCCAGCGCCTGTGCAAAAGAGAGCGGCGCATCAATTCCCTCTCGACGGCAGAAAGCCAACGCGGTCATGTATCCCGTATCGCCATCCAGATCAGCTTGGCGTTGCGCTATCTCTGCGATCTGGCGCTGCTGCTCTGTTTCGGTTCAGTTGGAAAATGACAAACAAGCCGTTTATAATGTGTAGATAATAAGCGGAGGTTTGTATGGAACGGAAGAAGCGGAGATTTACGGCTGAGCAGAAGGTAGGCTATGTGCGCCGTCACCTGGTCGAGAAGGTGGTTCTCTCGGATCTGTGTGACGAGGCGGGCATTCAGCCCAGCCAGTACTATCGCTGGCAAAAGGCTTTGTTTGAGAATGGCGAAGCGGCTTTGGCTGACAAACGCGGCCAAAAGGCTCGTGATCGACAGATTGCCGAACTAGAAGCGAAGTTGGCAACCAAAAATGAGGTTATGTCCGAGCTTCTTGAGGCGCATGTTGCGCTAAAAAAAAGTCTTGGGGTGAGCTGAACGGCTGCTGGGTGGAGCCGGACATACGGGATTCGGTGGTGGATTTCGTGGCGTTTTGGTCAGACAAGAGCGAAATCGACACGAGCCGGATTATCAACTGGATAGGCGTGCAAAGGGGCAAGTTCTATTCATGGCGCAAGCGCTATGGAATGGTTAACGACCACTATGGCCGTATTCCCCGAGATTTTTGGCTGGACGATTGGGAAAGGGAAGCGATTGTCGCCTTTTTCCATGAACATCCGTCAGAGGGCTATCGGCGCCTGACCTACATGATGCTGGATGCAGGCGTGGTGGGCGGTCAGCCCCTCTTCAGTGCTGCGTGTGCTCAGAACTGCCGGGCTGATGCGTCGTTGGAGCCCACCGCCCTCGCAGAAGGGCACAGGGTTCAAACAGCCTTCGGAGCCGCATAAACACTGGCATGTGGACATCTCCTATCTGAATATCCAGGGGACGTTCTACTATCTGTGCAGTGTCCTGGATGGATGTAGCAGGTTTATCCTCCACTGGGAGATTCGTGAGTCGATGAAGGAAGATGAGGTTGAAGTGGTCCTGCTCCGAGCTCAGGAGGCCTATCCGGAAGCTAAGCCGCGGCTGATCTCAGACAATGGGCCGCAGTTCGTTGCCAACGATTTTAAGGCGTTCATCCGGGAATCCGGCATGACGCATGTGAGGACTTCGCCTTACTATCCGCAGAGCAACGGAAAACTGGAGCGTTTTCACGGTAGTTTGAAGCGTGAGTGCATTCGGCCTCAGACGCCATTATCGCTGGAAGATGCCCAACGGGTTGTGGGAAAGTACGTCGAGCATTACAACACCCGGCGGCTCCATAGCGCCATCGACTACGTCACCCCACAGGATCGCCTGGAAGGGCGGCATGTGCAGATCCTGGCCGAACGAGATGAAAAGCTTGAGGCGGCCAGAGAACGGCGTCGGACGACGCACCAAAAGCAGTCTTTTCAGCCATCCCAAAAAATGGCTGAAAAGGCGAACAGCTAACTGATATTTTGGTTTAGACGGTTGTCATGTTTCCGCTGAACCAGCACAGCTCGCCATTAACCCTCTCCAAGCAGCGAATCTGCTCATCCTGCTCCCATATGGCTTTCGCCATCAGGTAGGCTTGATGAGCCGTGGAGACCGGGGCGGCATGAAAATAGCGATTGACCAACTCGCGCTGAACCCGCCACGCCAGATCATCCGTGAAAGATTTCACCAACATCAGATAGCCAGACTGCGTCAACAGCATCAGTCCGCGTGTTGGGACATCCAAGCCAAAAGTCCGCAATTCGGACCTTTGTGAAAAATCAACACGATGGAAGTCCTCACCTGGAACAAACTTCTCCTTGTGATCATTGAAGCGTTTGCGAGCGGTCCCTTCCGTCCGCTGGTGCGCCTGATCCACCATGGCGAAGGTGACCACGCGACAGCCCTGATATTCGATAACGGGCACAGATGTTTCGCCAATCGAAATCATGGGGCCTTGAGGCTGAATACTCATTGCTATGCCTCCTTCTCGTTGAGAGTATCAACCGCAGGCGCACCGCATTGAGAACCCTCTGATCCATTGCGCCACAACCCTCCACCTGGGAACTGGTACGTGACCACCCCGGCCACGGGATCAACGTCGGTCTGTTTTCCTGGGACCAGATCGGGGATGTAGAGATGCTGATTGCAGCCCTGTTTCTGCGCGGGCGCTGACAGAACAATCTGGTGTTGCGCGCAACTCCAGCGTCCATCAGCCTCCGCCGTCGAGTGCAGACAGGTGCGACAGTTGATCTCGGCAAACGCGCCCTCGTGACAAATGGCGTGGTGGTCGCACAGTTTGCACTGCCACCAGGAGGGGTCCTCATGCAGGCGCACCGGCGGATGCGGCGAGAAGATGATCCGTCCGGCCTTCTCCAGCAGCCGTTGCGCAAGGTCATGGTCAACGCACACGCGCTCGGCGTAGAGCTCCTCGCTGTCCTTGCACACCGACAGGTAGAGCGCGCGCTCCATCTCAAACAGATGCATGTAGATCTGCATCTGCGCATAGTGCTGGGGCTTGGCCTCCTCGACGCCTTTGTCCACCAGCGCCTTGAAGGATTTGGCGTTGTGGGTTTTGAACTCGCACACATGCCAGGTCTTGGGCGCTTCGGGCACGCCCATGGCCACCGCATCGAGGCTGCCGCCGAAGTGGCCGCCATGGGCCTTGACCTGCCACTGGCGACCGCTCTGAGGATTGAGGTCCATCACCGTCACGCCGATGCGGCGCAGGTCGGCCACCAGACGCGGCTCCTCCAGATGACCGGTCTGAAACAGGCGCAGAATCCGGCCAGCGAACTGACTGCGCGTGACCCAGTGGAAGTCGTACCAGAGCGCGCGTTCGCACTCTTTGCCAATGAGCGAGGCCCCAAGGTGGGGACGAAACCCATCATCGGCGGCGGATTCATAGGCGTGGTATATGGCGGTGACGGTGCGACTTTCGGGTTTTGGCAGGAGCGCCATCACGCCCCCCCTTCCAGACGCAGGTGCGCCTCGTCGAGCACTTCGCGCCACGCCTGCTCGTCGTAATCGGCGCGCACCGTGGCGATGATGGCGTCTTTGAGACGGGCGTTACGCTCTGACTTGCCGCCCGGCAGTTGCTGCATGTGCGCCTTGATCCGCGCCAGCTTCTCTTTTTTAAACCGCAAAGCGGTGCGCGCGCGGTGAAACCACTCGGGATCGAGTTGCTCGCCTCGGGCCTGACGTTTGAGGTCCGACGCCGCTATCTGGTCGCGAATGGCGTCGATCTCCGACTGCAAGGTGATGATCATCTCCCGGCATTGAATCCGGGTTTCGGGCATGGGGGGATTGTTCCCCCGCTCCTGATGGTTCAGGATGGTGGTGTCCATGGATGCCTCCTCAAAGACTCTGTGGATAGGGCGGGCCGCTACCATTGCCTGGCAGCGGGGTAACGGCTCCGCCCGACTTTTTACTGCCGGATGCTATTCCAGGGCCCAGCCCCGCTGGCAGTTGGCGCTGGGGGCTGATACCCCTGCTGTGGCGCCGGAGATTGCTGTTGCGGCGCCGGGGACTGCTGTTGCGGCGCCGTGGGTTGTTGATACGTCTGCTGCGGCGGTGGAGGTGGCGGTGGCGGGGCAGCCATTGGTCTGCTGACGGCTTTGTAGCCCTTGATCTTGTTGTAGCCGCTCTTGTCCACCGCCACTTTGATCAGCATGGGCTTGAAATGCAGTTCCTCGGAGTCCTGCACCTGCATACGCCCCAATGCATGGCAGATGGCCGACAGCGCGCGTTGCGAGATCTCCACCGCCTGCTGGTTGGGGTTGACCAGATTGAGTTGCTCATACACCTTGCGCCCCGCGTGCACACCGTCGAGCACATCCATCTCCAGCCACAGGTATTGACCCGTCCCCGCCTTGGTCACGCGCATTTCGCTGTTGATGATTTGCACCCGGTACTCCCCGGGCGGCAGCGCCTCCTGCGGTTTGCTGGGCTCCACCTGCGAGGCGTCAAAGGTTCCGCCAAGATTGGCCATGTTCTATTCTCCTATTGCGTAGATTGCGGTTGCGGTTGCGGTTGCGGTTGATTTGGCTGCTGCGCCAACTGGCCGGTGAGGTAGCCCTCCAGGGTTTTCCAGTCCATGGGCAACTCCAGCGGCAGGTTGTATCGGTTTTTGGCCAAAAAGGCCGGGCGCTCCTGGGTGTAGAGCACACGCTCGCCATCGCCCACGGCGCGGTTCACCTTCTTCTTGAAGCCGACGTCGGTTTTGGTGGTGCTGATGCGGTAGTTGGCGAACAGCACGCAGTCGCTATGCTCCTGGATCAGCGCCGACGCCTTGGCGTGCAATTTGATCTCGTAGCGGTCATAGGGGTCATGCTCCGGACTGTCGAAACGCTTGATCACCGAGTGCGCAATCTGGATCACCACCATGTTCTTCTCGTCACGCAGGCGATTGAGTTTCTCCAGATAGGCGCGCCACAGATCCAGCGCGAAGGCATATCCTTTCCCGTAGCCGATCTCCTCAATGTTGCGCACGTTTTGTTGGGCGCAAACCTCCGCCCAGATCAGCGGCTCCAGCCAGTCCAGGCTGTCCACCACCACGGTGGCGAAGTCGTGCGACTCATTGAGCAGCGCATCCAGCGCACCCATCACATCCCAGTAGCTTCTGGCGATGGGAAAGCTGGTGGCCTGTATCTGTCCCAGGCCATCCTCAGTGAGGATAAACACCGGGTTCGGCGCGCCCGCCGCCAGCGTGGTTTTGCCCACGCCCGCCACGCCGTACTTCACGATGCGCGGAGGACGACGATCCTGGGCGCGATTCAGGGATTGCAGAGTGGTCGCCATCACGCCGCCTCCTGACTCTGTTTGGCCATGCGGAGACTGCGTTCTATGCTACGTTTGATTCTGCTGAATTTAAGATGGGCCTTTTCTAACTCAGCGAGGTTAAACCCCCGTTCCAACGCCCGTTCATCAGGCATTGCCTTGATGGCGTCCATGACCGCTTGAATTTTGTCTATAAGCTTAAGAACAAGCATTTCCATCTCTTTGTTGAGCATCTGTTTGTTCCTCTTTGTTGGTCGTCTGTTTGTTCCCACGGCGCACATGCTGCGGTTCTGCGCCTGTGCTGCGCTTTTGATTTGGGCTCGCATCCCAGAGGGGAATGAAACGGTGTAGCGCTCCAGATCGCTGGGATACTGCTTCCGCTTCATCACGCCGCCTCCTGCTTCTCGACGCTCACCGCCAATTTGAAGGTGGGTTTGCCCGGCTTAACGGTGCGCGCGCCCTCGAACGCACTGCGGATCTGACTGGGCCATGCGTTGAACTTCCGCTCAGAAACCCGATAACTGATCTCCACGAACTCCCGCGCATCTTCCCCAGAGCTCTTGATCCGCTCCACCACACCCTCCAGTTTTTTCTGATCCCACTGGGGACGCTTGGGCAGATCGGAGACCACCTGCACGTTGCCATCGGTGAATCGCACCGTGCCGAAGTCCTTACCGCTCTGCTGGCGCAGCTGTTTGATGAGGTCCCCGTATTTGCGGGCGATGGCACCATCGAGAAACTCCTTGGCGCTTTTGGCGCGCTCCAGGGCCGCGTTGGCCTGTTGCTGCAGGTCCGCCAGGGCGGCGCCATCCAGTTTTGCGACGTCGCTCAGGGGCATGGTGTGCAGTTGCTTGAGGGTGATGGTGGCGTTCATATCTTCTCTCCTGTCGTCTTCTGTTTTGGGCTGACGCTCCAGCGGCGGCAGCTTAAGATGGGTCAGAAATTCGTCTTCTATTCGCTGTGCAGCTTTGTCGATGCCGATCTGAAGCAGGTCGCAGAGGAATCCAAAGCCGCCGACCTCCATAGAACGCTCCCGGAAAAAGCGCCGGAGGCGGTTTACTTCGATGCGAAACGGCATATCCTGCCAAAGCTCTGGTTTGCGTCGGGCCTGTTTGAGCAGCAGATGCGCGTCTGTTAGTGCACGCTCCAAAACTGCGGTCCAGAGGGCTATTTCCGAATCAACTAATGCGGTGATGTTCATGCCGCCTGACCGGTTTGGGTGTGGGTGCGCTCCGCTTCAAAGCTCTCGACATCCAGCAGTCGATAGAGAACGCGGCCACCGAGCTTGATGTAGGCGGGCCCCCTACCCTGTGAGCGCCAGTTTTGAAGAGTCTGACACGAGACTCCCCAGCGTTTTGAAAGCTGGTACACATTGAGATGTTTGATGATTTCCATGTCTGCCTCCGTTGTGCGTTGAACTTGGAGACAGATTAGCAAAGCCCAGGTTAGGCAGATGTTAGGCAGGAGGTTAGGCGAGAGGTTAGTAAGCGCCACGTAAACCGCAGGGTTCCCCTGTCTGGAATGATCCGTCACGCTATGCCTTCCAGGATGCATAACGGAGGAAGCCATGGCGACAGAGTTGACGGAGCGGCAGCGGTATTGGCTTGAGCACGTTCGCGCCAGCGAGCGGACGGGCGGAACGTTGAAGGCGTATGCCGACGCTCAAGGGTTGGATGTTCAGGAGTTTTACAACCAGAAAAGCGAGCTGAGGCGCAAAGGGCTTTTGGATGCAGCGTTCGAGGCGGAGTCACGATTTGCGCGTTTGACGGTGGAGCCCGACGCCCTGCCGGAGCGCCGTTGTCGAATGGAATTGCCCAATGGCGTGACGCTGGATCTGCTGGAACCCGACTCTGCGCCAGGC